AAGACTTATGCTACTGTCAAAAAAACATTAAACTAAAACAACTAAGGAAAAAATAGATATGCCACAAGGAAAAGGAACATACGGAAGTAAAGTAGGTCGTCCCCCCGCTAAAAAAGCCATGAATAAACGTCCAATGAAACGGGCAGCACGTAAGCGCAAATAGTAACTTAAAAATATGCCGCGTTATTCTGGATACGGAGCAAATGATTCTAAAATTGTCGACGAGTTCGACACTGGATACTTTGGCTTTAACAATAGGTTTCGACCCGATCAGTTGAAGTCAGGCGTTCTTGCGGACTCTCGCAACGGTCGGATGGATCTAAATGGCGAATGGCAAGTCAGAAAAGGCATTGAAGTTATTACAAGTGAATTAGTTTCTGGAACTGAGGGGCTAACCCTTAATTTTGTATTAGATGACCTTGGCACTCGCCCAGTTATAAATAATAATGCACAGCCCAGAATTTGGGCATCCTGCGCTTATTCTGACCCAAGCCAAACTTCCAGCCAGTATATTATTACTGCTCAAAATAGCGAAGCAATCGCAAGTAATTTAGAGACAAGAACAGCAAGTAAAGTTCCCTATCCTCCATCTTATAATTTAGGAGAATTATCTGTTTTAACTCAAGCTTTTAGGCAAGTAATTCTTTTTACAGGAGGAAAAACCTCTTTAGTTTGGGATGGAGTCGTTACTTCTGTTACCGTTGATAAGTTTGATATTGGAAAAACTTATAAAATTGATTCAATAGGAGACACGGTTTGGACAACCGTAGGAGCCACTACGGGAACTGTAGGTGAAGTTTTTATTGCAACCGCAGCCGGGACTGGAACGGGAACTGCCTTTTCTGGATTTACAAAAGTAAAAAGCGGAGCTTATGAGCAACCCGAAAGGCTTGGAAATGATGCAAATAATACAGTAATAACAAATAATGTTGTTTCAGTTGTATCAGATCTTCACGGTCTTGTGGTTGGAGATGAAATAGTCGTTGTAGATCCAGGATCAACTACATTGATTGTGGGTGAAACGTATTTTGTTGCAATAGTTGTTAATGCTAACCAATTTTCTTTTTTTGCAGAAAAGAATAATTCTGCTTTAAATCAAGTTCATTTTACAAAACCAGTATCTCAAGGCGTAGGATACGTGCGTATGCCCGCTCCCCCGTTTGGGACTTATCACGGTGGAAGGCTAGTTGTTCCCTACGAATATACGGTAGAAAGCACTCCAGATACTTATTCCGACAGGAAAACTAAAGATGAAGTAATTTTTTCTAACGGACTAGACATTAACACTTATGACGATGTTCCTAACACAAAACAATTAACTGCGGGAACCGCTGATTTTATTGTAGGTCTTCATTCTTTCTCTGACGATCAATTATTAATATTTAATCGAAATAGCATACATACGATTACTAGCACTATAAATATATCTCAGGCAGTAACGAGTCTTGTTACTGGAGAAATAGGCTGCGTAGCAAAAGACAGTATAGTTCAAGTAGGAAGTAATCTGTTTTTCTTATCTGATAGCGGAATATATGGAGCTTCTTTCCAAGATTTATACAACCTTCGGGGAAATGAAGTTCCTTTAAGTGAAGCGATAGATAAAACGATTCGATCAATAAATAGAAATTTATGGCAAAATTCTTCGGCTGTATACTTTGACAACAAATATTACATCGCAGTTCCTTTAAATTCTGTCGATAGCTCGGGCGAGGAAGTTATAGCTACAAAAAACAATGTAGTTTTAATTTACAATTTTATAAATAAACAATGGGAGTCTATTGACTCGGTTCCATCTTTTGATTATGAAAAATTAATTATTGCTGGAGAAGCAGATAACAGGGGAGTATATTGCGTAAACTCATTTGGTGGAGTTCACTTGTTGGAAAGCAGAAATGACGCGACTGATAGAATTTCTTCTAACCCTTCTGGTTCAAATTTAATTACAACACAACCCATTGAAGCTAGTTTAACAACTCGAGACTTTACAATTGGAACTACCGATAGGAAAAAATGGAATACGTTTGACATTCAAGTCCAGTCTTCTCCTGACGAAACATCTGATTTTAATATTTTAGCAAAAACTACAGACATAGATTACGACTTAAATTTAGGAAATTTAGCTTCAAGATTAGAGAGTGGCCCATTGCCTGAAAACGAAGATGTATCCATCCGTGGTAGAATAGGTAATAGTAGAGCTTACGCAATTCAATTTACTTTAAACAATTTCTCTGGAAGACCTAGAATAAAATCAATTAAAACATCCGGAGGCATATCATTTAACTCCACAAACACAGCAATATAATGTCAGACATATTATCAATCCAAACTCCTTACGCTGATGACGACACTGTAACTTCTACAAATCTCAACAACTTGGTAAGTAAAGCCACGTTTACATCTGCGGTTGTTGATGGTTCTACTACGCAACTTAATGGAGCAGGATCAGTAATTGTTCGAGATGGCGGTATCACTAAACCAAAACTTGCGGTTAATATGCAAGGAGCACTTGAGCTCGTGGGGACAGATGCTTACGTAGGGGGAAATAAAACTGGAGCTACGAGGGGAGATGAATCCCTGGATATCCAGAGCGATAGAAATTCCAATTCAGCTAGTGTGGCTTCGGGAACAAGGGCTATCGCCATTGGAAGAAATGTTAGAGCTTCTAGCGGAAATAGCACTGGCTTGGGTCAATCAGTTATTGCTTCTGGGGAAAACTCAGTAGCTATAGGGCCTGTAGCGCAAGCTACAGCGTTGCGCTCAATTGGAATAGGCAGTATCGCTCGAGCAACCGGAACCAATTCAATAGGTATTGGCAACTTTGCTTATGCGACTAGAACAAGTTCAATAGCAATAGGAAGCAATGCAACTGCTACGGCTGAATACGCACTGGCGATTGGTCACGAAGCTGAAGCTCTAGCAAATAATACAATAGCAATAGGCAGAAACTTAAAAAACAATGGCACTGGCGGGTCTGAGTTTGGATCTATGGATAGTCTTGGGAATAGAACTGGATCTGTTAGAGCCCAAAATGATGGCATGGTTTCATTTACCCGTCAAAATCCTTACGCTGTTCCTACCCCCTGGGGTGGCGCACCCGCTGGAAGCGAAACTAATGGAACGTTAGGCGAGGGAATGTTTACAATTGGCATTGATGTAGCGGGCACTCCCAAAGTCAATTTGTTTTACAATAACGCTGGACAAATCATGACTTTGTTTCTCGGAAATCTTACATAATTTCATAACATTATGACTAGCTCAGAAAGATACGACCTCCATAATTACCGCAATACTGCCGAAGGGTTAGAATTATCTGACTCCGTTGGCGGAATAATTAACGATTTGCTTTTTCCTAGAGCAGGCGTTACAACCAACAGGGATACGGCTTTTAATAATATTACCAACATCCTTACCGATGGAGGATTAGAAGGATTAGCTGCAAATGATTTTGTCCTAAATGAGCTTGAGCGTCGTGCTGGGTCAGAAATTATGAATTTGCCTGACGTTGGGCATCTAATTAGCAGGACTTACGAGACGTTTGTCCCAAAAGAACTTCAAAATAAACTTGAAGGAAGCAATGGATATATGTCTCAAGGGGTGAAGCTTGCCCTTTTCGCTGCACAAATGAATGGGACTTTGACCGAAGCTCAAGCACAGATAGGATCTAATGTTGTAACTGCTTTTGGCCCAGGCGCAAATCAGATTGATCTTACAAGTAATTCAGACATGGGCATTGTGCAAAGGATGTTTGCTGACCCAATGCACTATAATGCCGCCGTGTATGGTTCGCCATTAACATCTACATCCGCTAACCAAGATGTAGTAAGTGATTATCTTAAAAATGAATTAGGTCAAAGCGAAGAACAAATAAATCAGTATTATGAAAGCCAGGGCTTAGACCCACAATACGCAGAAACCGACGCAGGTGTTTTAAAGTCAATAGCAGGGTTCGCTGAAGCCATTGGATCAGGGACTGTAAAAACTTTAAAAGATATCAACTTTCAATACAAGAAATATCTTGGAGGTGATATTGCTCAAAACGCAATTAAGCTTGGAATCCAAAGTTCCAGCTTGGGAGCTATTAGCGTGGGGGGAATGGCAATACCAGTAGCATTTATTCTTTACCCAATGATAAAAAAGCTTTCTGACACTCTAAGCCCTAAGGATGGTCAAGAAGTAAGAGATTACCTATCTCAAGATCAGTTTTTGGGACTAATTGACGGCATCCCAGACGGTCAGGAACTTACACTTCAGGACTTAACAATTCTTTCAGGAGATGTGCCGGATCCAGTTGAGGGAGCAGCTAACATTTTAGATTTAGTTGCAAACCCAATCAAACTTGTAGAAAACCTTTACGACAATGTTATTACGCCTATTCCCATCGTGGGCGATTTTCTGGCAAATCCGTTTGGAGTATTTGGGCCAGAAGACAGACAAAACCCAACTCCAGAAGAACAAGCAGCTTTAGATGAACTTTATACACAAGCTGCCTATAATCAACTTGCAGAGGATGCCCTTAATGCAACACCAGAGCAGCTTCAAGAATATCTAGACAGGACATCTACGGTTCCTAAGACATATGAAGAATTAGTAAATGAAATTGACAATTACTACGACGAACAATTTCCAGAGACAGTAAATGAACAGGGGCTTCCAACTCGAGTAAATGGGCTTGGCGATAATGACATAAACAACGACCCTAGCGATTACGACCCTACCGCTTTAGAAGAATTAAATCAAAGAGAAAATTCAATCCAAGACAGACGCGATGCGCTTGACCGAGATCAGAGTATGAATTTTTTCGATGAGTTAGATGAACTTTTAGAAAATGTTACAGATCAAGAAGGGTATGACGCTGCATATGATTCTTTAAATGAAAAATACGCTCGAAAACATGCTGCGCTTGATGCTGAACAAGAAGAAGTTGACTCTCTTCGGGGAGACATTTATAATAATGAAGTAGAAACTGGACAACGCAATCCAGATGGTAGTTATTACAATCCCTTCGAGTCAGAAGAGGAAAGAAACGCACGATTAGAAGCGGAATACATGGCGGACGCGCAAGCGGGAGCAGATGCTCAAAACGCAAATGGGGACTGGAATAACGGTGGCGAAGGGCCTAGTCAATCTGATATAGATGCAATGCTGGCGGCAGAAGCAGCAGCGCAAGCAGCAGCGGAAAACAATTATTATCCACCTGAAGACGGGCGAGAAGGTGAATCGGATTTTGATGCGAATGATTTTGGCAGTAATATAGTAGACGATGGAAGCGGCCCGCGTAATGAAGATGGCACTCCCTACAATCCTTTTGAGTCACCTGAAGAAAGAGAGGCACGATTAGAAGCGGAAGGAATGGCTCAGGCGATGAGAGACTATACCCCCGATGGAGAAGATGGATCACAAATGATAGAAGATGGAATGCTGCCGGGTGAAAGTCTAGATGATTATTATCTGCGCACCTATCGGCAAGGTGAGGATGAGGATCCCGGTAATTATGGAGATGACGGAGCGGGCCTTGATGAAAATGGTAATTACGCTGATGGGCCTGTAGGGCCAGGATTAAACGATGATGATACGTGGACACCTGCTTATGGCGATGAGTGGAGCGAAGAGACTCCCAATGAAATTACTATGTATGATAGTGATGGTCAGCCATACACTGCTTACGCAAATGAAGATGGAGCCAGAGCTCAAGCAGGTTACGAACAAGGCGGAACTTTTGACCAAGATGGAAATTATACCGAGCCAAATTATAATGGTGGAGTAACAAACACTCAGAGCAATCAACCTGGTAGTGGCTTTACAAATGTTCCTGACGACCCTAGCACTCGTTCTAATTTTAATGATACTTTTGAAAGGCATTCTGATACTGTTGAAAGGAATCCTAACACAGTTCAAGACTCCAGCACAAACGCATCTAATAGCAATGTTTCAAACGCTAGGAGAGAAAGAGAAGCGGCAGAAGAGGCAGAAAACAACAACAACAATAACAGCGGAGGCGGCGGTGGCGGTGGCGGCGGTGGCGGTAGCAGTAGCGGTGGCGGTAGCGTTGACCAAAAAACAATTGATGATGCTCGAGCAGCAGCGGATGCTGCAAGGACTGCATTGGCTAATGCAAATGCCAACACAAGCACAAATACGGGCTACGATAAATATGATTATTTCCATATGGAGACTCAACCTCTAGATGAAACGATCTTTAATGAAGCAGACCAAGACGGTGATGGATCAATAACTTTTGATAATTTTAAACAAAGATATGGTGTTGGTGGAAACATCCATTCAAGTTTTATAGGTAGTGTCCAAGGGCAATTTGACGCGGTAGATGCAAATGGTGACGGGATTGTTACTAGGGGTGAACTTAATGGCAATAACAATTCACAATCTACTACAAATACTCTAGTTCCCACTAACGGTAGTAACAATTCACAATCTAATATGAATACTCTAGTTCCCACTAACGGCACAACAAACAATGATTATCAATCCTCTGGGGATCTTGTTCCTACTAGTAGTGGAGGCTCTTCAAGCAATAGAATGCTTGAATACGATGAAAACGGAAATCTGGTTGAGCCAAACCTTTCGGGCGTGCAGAACACAAACGCCGGGCTTCCGTATCAAGGCAACAATCAAACAGCTATAGACCTTTATAATCAACAAAGGGAAATGACGATAGAAAATACTCTTCGACAAGAATTTCAGAGGTTAGCTGCGACGGGGATGGGTGCGCAAGCTGCTTACGATCAAGTTTACGGAAGTGGAAATGAACCTGTTACCCCAGAATCTGATGGGAACCCTTTTGTCACTGGCCCGGGAACTAGCTCTTTAGGCCCTACTGAACAATCAGTGGAGATTAATACAGGTGGTACTTATGATCCTAATTTTATAGATCAAGTAATATTAAATGCAAGCCCAGAAAATATTCCCAATGGGGTTATTGCCCCCGACGGCCCAATGGGTTTTGGAACTCCAGAACGCCATTACAATCCTGAGACGGGAGAAACTTTTATAGCCCCTAGCGATAAGTATACGTTTGAAGAAGGATCGGGTTGGATTTCTGGAACAAAACAGCAGTATGAAACGAGTCAAGGGAATTACCCTGAAGGTGTAACTAGGCGGACGGATACTGGCCCCAATGGGGAGCCTCAGCAGTTTCCTCAAATGACAGTAGATTATTACAATTCAATAACAGGAGAATCTTTTACAGCTCCAGACGGAGGGTTTAGTGCTGACCCCGACGCGGGATGGTTTAGGGGAACAAGAAATGACTATAATCGCAGTATAGCTGTTCCCGACCCCAATAACCCCTTCAATACGCCAGGCGTAGGGATTGATCAATTAGATCCTATTATAGGGACTACCACTGATACGGGGACTGACACGATGGGTAGTTTCGTTGACACGATGCCCAAGGTAGTGCATAACTTTGAGCCTTTGGGTGTAAGTCCCGAACAAATACAAGAGTTTGAGTCAAGAGCGCGACAAGCTTACGATACAAATTCGTTTAGTGGTTTGGATGCGGTGCATCATGGTTTGGCCGCGTATGACGCATATGAAGTTGCTTACAGTAGTTCTATACAGCAAGGTCTTACACCTCAACAAGCTCATTTGGCAGGAATGCAAGCCACTGAGTCTTCCTATCTTCCAGAAAATCTAGTTCGCCCTCCTCGAGTAGTTCAGGGCTCGACCGATCCTGCGTCAATTGCAGAAGCTCAAGCACACTTTGCAGGCATGGCAGATAATGCTAATCTTATAGGGGCTGGAATTCCTACTGGCCCAGGGGCTGTTAATCCTGGTCTTATAGGGGGTGGAACTCCTGTCGGCCCCAATATTACTGATCTAGATCCTTCT